TCACAGGGCGCATATACTTTAGGCACAACAGAGCTAGGAGATATAAATACAATGGCTGGAAATTGGAGTGTTGTTATAAGCGCTGATGCAACTGTAATTATATCAGATATAATAATAACATTAGAGGGAATTGTATTTGATGATGCTGGTAGCCCTGTTAGTTATACAAACACTATTAACTCTAATAATATAACAACTTTAGCAATAGCAACATTTGATGTAGCAGACCAGATGCCAGAAATGAAAGTTACAGATTTCTTAACAGGTTTGTTTAAAATGTTTAATTTAATTGCTTTTAAAAATGATAGCGGAAAAATAGAGGTTAGAACTTTAGATAATGCTAGTAGTGATAGTTATTATAATTTAACATCTATTAAAACTTATGACATATCTGAATACGTTGACGTTGATAAATCAATGGTTAATGTTGCCTTACCTTTTAAAGAGGTTAAATTCTTTTATGAAGATTTAAAAAGTTTCTTTGCTGTTAATCACGAACAATTATTTAATCAGGGTTGGGGAACAGAACAATGGAATGAAGATGCAGAGGATTTTAATATTGATGGAAAAGTGTATAATATTAAATTACCTTTTAGTCATTTTAAATATGAGAGGTTAGTTGATTTAGATACAGGGGTTAATACATCTATACAATGGGGTTGGAGTGTTAACGAAAGCCAAAACAGTTTAAAGGGTAAACCCTTAATGTTCTACCCTATTAGAAATAGCGGGAATAATATATCCTATATGGAAAACAACACTAAAACAGCTATTGCTAATTATAATGTTCCTAGTAATAGTAGGTTCTTAGATAATGCAAGTGGGGAAGATAACATACATTTTGGAACAATGATTAATGAGTACGATAGACCTTTAGTTAGTTTTAGCGGAACTTTGTTTAATAATTATTATTACAATTATATTACTAACATATTTAGATTAAAAGCTAGGATTGTAAAGTTAACTGCCTATTTACCATTAAGGATATTACTAAACTATAATTTAAATGATTACATAGTTGTTAACGGAAGAAAATTTAGAATCAATAGTATTAAAAGTAATTTATTAAATAACAAAACAGATTTAGAATTAATTACACACACAGAGGCAGCAATAACAGATTTAGATTTTGTTACAACAGAGGATGGCTCATTCTTTATTACAACAGAAGACGGTAACGATATAACAACAGAAACAAAATAATGATAAGACAAATAATTGACAGTTTAAAATATGCTGAAGAAGAAACTGAAAACATAAAAATAGCAAAAGGCAAATATAAATTAGCGGTTAATTTTAAATCAGCAATTAAAGAATTAAAAAAACTTAACAAATGGCAGAACAAAGACTAATTGAAATTAAAGGTGATGTGGCACAAGCAGAGGCTTCGTTTAAAGCGCTTACAAAAACTATTGAGGAGCAGAAAGACCAGCTTCAATTTTTAAGAGAAGAAGCGCAAAAGGTAAAAGAAGCGTTAGAGGATACAAGTCCGTCTGACCTAAGTAGAATAGCTGCGTTAACAAAGCAACAAAAACACCTTACCAGAGAAATACAAAACCAGAGATTAGCATTAAGCAAATTAAACCTAGAAAAACAAAAACAAAAGGGGGATTTATCTTTTGCTAAAAGGGTTGGTTTCTTAAACAAAAATTTAATACAAAGCCAAAAGTACACTAGAGCATTAAATATGGTAACGATGGGTTACTACGGTACTTTAGCTAAAGGAATTAAATTATTTACGTTAGTTAAGGGTGGTTTCTTAGCTATGGCAGCAGGTGCCAGTTTCTTTACAAAAACCCTTATCGCAACGGGTATTGGTGCAATAATAGTTGGGGTAGGTTTATTGATTGCAAACTTTGATAAAATTAAAGATTTAGTAAACGGAGTTTCTGGTGAACAAACAAAACAATTACAAAGGCAACAAGAATTAGTTTCTGCTGAAGAAGATAAATTAAAATCTATTAGTGCGCAGGAAAATATACTTAAACAACAGGGCAAGTCAGAGAAAGATATATTAAAATTAAAGATTGACCAAACTAAAACTACTATTGCTGCATTAGAAGCGCAATTATTAACACAGAAAGAAATAAGAGCCAGTCAAATATCAGCAGCAAAAAGAAACCAAAAGATATTAGCAGGGTTTATTGCGTTTTTGACTGCACCTGTTTCATTAATATTAGGTATGGTTGACGCTATTACTTATGCCGCAAGTTTTCTGCCAGGTGTTGGTATTGAGGCTACATCTTTAGCAGCAGACTTCACAATGGGTGCGGCATCATTTTTCTTTGACCCAGCTAAAGTAGAAGAAGAGGGGGATAAAACAATTAAAGAAACTGAGAATCAATTAAATGGTTTAAAAAACACTTTAGCAGGACACGAAATAGCAGTTGAAAATATTGAAAAGAAAGGTAGCGATAATAGAAAGAAAAACAGAGAGAAAGCATACGCTGAAGAGAAAAAAGCATTAGAAGACCATTTAGCAAATTTAAAAGCAGTTAGAGATTTTGCAGCAGTTGATGAAGAAGAAAGGCACCAATTAGCACTTACTAAATTAGATGAACAAGCTAAAGAGCTAAGAAGAGCTACGGTGGTAAATTTTGACAAACAAATTAAAGCAGCAGGCGACGATGCACAAAAAGTATTAGAATTAGAAAAAGAAAAAAATCAAGCATTGTTTGATATAGATTTTGCTTTTTTAGAAAGAACTAAAAAATTACAAGATGATTTTGATAATAAACAATTAGAGAAAAAACAAAACAAAAGAATAGAAGAATTACAATTAGAAACAGATTTTGAAAAGTTATCTTTTGATGCTAGAAGACAAAGACTGCAAGAACAAAGGGACTTAATATTAAATGACGAAACCCTTAGTGAAAAACAAAGACAAAAAATGTTAGAAGCTAATTCTAAAGCATCTACGGAAATAACTAAACTAGAGTTTGAAGAAAAACAAAGAGCAATGGCATCTTTCGCTAATTTAGCGAGTGCTTTATCCTCAGCATTAGGAAAAGAAACAGCAGCAGGAAAAGCAATGGCAGTAGCAGCATCATTAATAAACACTTACGCTGCAATTGCTGGGCAGTTAAAAGCTTTTTCTGGTATGCCTGTACCTGGTTATGCTATCGCACAAGCAGTAGCAACAGGGGTTCAGGGTTTTATGGCGGTTAAAGAAATCCTAGCAGTTAAAGTACCAGGCGGTGGCGGTGGTGGTGGTAACGCACCTAAATCTATGCCAACTGCACCAACATTTAATGTAGTAGGCTCAAGTGCGACCACACAATTAGCATCAGCCATAGGAGAACAAGAACAACAGCCAGTACAGGCTTATGTTGTAAGTCAAGATGTAACCTCTGCACAAAGTTTAGAAAACAATATTATAGAGGGCGCAACGATAGGTGGATAAAATGCAAAAAAAAATAAAATAATTTATATATAGATATGAAAATAGTAGAATTAGTTTTAGATGATATGGACGAACTAACTGGAATTGAAGCAATATCAGTCGTAGAGAATCCAGCAATAGAAGAAGATTTTGTTGCGTTAAAATCGCAAGAATTTAAATTAGCTGAAGTTGATGAGGAAAAGAAAATATTATTAGGTGCTTTGTTAATACCTAATAAACCAATTTATAGAACTAATGGTTCAGAAGAATATTATATTTATTTTTCTAGAGACACAGTTCAAAAAGCCTCCCAACTTTATTTAATGAAAGGTAATCAGAACAAAACAACGCTAGAACACCAACACACCTTAAACGGATTAAGTTTAGTTGAGAGTTGGATTGTTGAAGATAAGGTGCAAGACAAATCTAGGAAATATGATATGGATGTGCCAGTTGGTACTTGGATGGGTGCAGTTAAAGTTAACAATGATAAAATCTGGCAGGAGTTTGTTAAAACTGGAAAAGTAAAAGGGTTTAGTATTGAGGGTTACTTTGCTGACAAAGCAGAACGCCCAAAAGATAAACAAAAGGAAAACTTTAGTGAGAAAAGTACAGCAGAAGATTTAGTAAATAAAATCATAGCTATACTAGATGAGAAATAGAATAAAGAAAACTAAAAAATTTGTTACTCCTAGCAGAACAAGCCCAAAAGGTAGCAGAAGAGGGTGCCTTTGTAATGATAATACTTACCATAGCGATTGTTGCAATGGTAGTTTACTTGCGCAGGGAATTGGAAGAACATAAAAACAAAAATGCAAAATAATAATTTTTAATTTATATAATGATATGAAAGCAACAGAGATGTTAAATAAAATCAAAGATATTGTAAAGCCAACTGAAGTTAGCTTAGAGCAATTAAAACTAGAGAATGGAACTGTTTTAGAAGCAGAGAAATTTGAAAAAGGTAATGAAGTGTTTATCTTAACTGATGACACTAAAGTTGCGTTACCAGTAGGCGAATACCAATTAGAATCAGGTGATATGCTTAACGTACAGGAAGAGGGTATTATTTCTGATTTAGGTTATGAGAAAAAAGAAGAAGAAGATATGGAAGATGCTGAAGAAAAAAGAGAAGACAAAGGCGAGGCTGATGTTGAAGATTGGGCTGGTATGGAAAAACGTATTAAAAACCTAGAGGATGCAGTAGCTGATTTAAAAGCTGACAAAGAAGATAAAAACGAAGAAATAAAAGAGGAGAAAGAAGAAACAGAAGATTTATCTGCTATACCTCAAGAAGTTTCTGACGCGTTATCAGAACCAGCAGCAAAGGCTATTAAGCATTCTCCAGAAGTAAAAGAAACTGTAAAGCCAAGATTGTACGGTCAAAACAGGCCAATGAACACAATGGATAGAGTTTTACAAATGATGAGTAATATTAAAAAATAATCTAATAAATTTTAAAAATGAAAAGACAAATAAATTTAGCTGATGTAGATAACTCCTTAAATTCGTTGACAACAACGTATGCAGGGCAGTTTGCAGGACAATATATTTCTGCTGCTTTACTTAGTGGTGCTACTATTGCAAATGGTGGTATTACAGTTAAGCCAAACATCAAGTACAAAGAAGTAATTAAAAAAGGTGCTTGGGCATCAGTTGTTAAAGATGCAACGTGTGATTTTGATTTAACAGCAGACGCACTTACTTTAACAGAAAGAATTATACAACCAGAGGAATTTCAGGTTAACCTACAATTTTGTAAAAAAGATTTTAGAGGAGATTGGGATGCTATTCAAATGGGAATATCAGCATACGATAATCTTGCACCTAGTTTTTCTGACTATATTTTAGCGCAAGTAGCAGCACAAGTTGCACAAAAAACTGAGCAAACAATTTGGGAAGGTACTAACGGAACAGCAGGGGAATTTGATGGATTCGTAACATTAATGAAAGCTGACGGAGATATTAGTGACATTACAGGTACTACTGTAAATTCAACTAATGTTATTGGTGAAATGGGTAAAGTAGTTGATGCTATCCCTAGTGCAGTATACGGAAAAGAAGATTTACACTTATACGTATCTTCTAACGTAGCTAGAGCTTACGTAAGAGCATTAGGTGGTTTTGCTGCAATCGGAAACACTAACTTCCACAATTCTAACAATGGTGTTGACAACAAGGGAACAACTTGGTGGTCAATGGGTCAGGCGTTAGCTTTTGACGGAGTTAAAGTATTTGTATGTCCAGGAATGGGAGACAACACAATGGTAGCTGCTGAAAAAAGCAATTTATATTTTGGAACTGGACTTTTATCAGATTCTCAAGAAGTTCGTATGATTGATACATCTGCAACTTTAGGAGACCAGAATGTTAGAGTAATTATGAGATATACGGCTGGAGTTCAGTACGGTATCGGTTCTGACATCGTTCTTTACGAACCAGGGGTATAATAATGTAATCAGAGGGGGTTTAATTACCCTCTCTATTTTAATAATTAAAAAAAATATAAGATATGGCGTGTTTACTAACAACAGGTAGAGGATTACCCTGCAAATCAGGAGTAGGTGGCTTAAAGGCGATTTACTTTGTTGATTTTGGCGGGATAGGAGTTGCTACCGATGCTAGTTCCGATTTACCTACTGCGGCAGGTTTTGATGGAATTATAAATAACATTACTGGTACACCGACTGCATATAAGTTTGATATTAAGGGCAATTCTACTTTAGAAACTGCGGTTAATTCAAGTAGAGAAAATGGAACTACATTTTATGAAAGTACATTAACTCTTACATTACCTTATTTAGATGCAGCTACTAATCAAGAATTAAAATTATTAGCTTATGCAAGACCACAGGTTATTGTAGAAGATTATAACGGAAATAAATTTTTAGTAGGTTTAGACAACGGTGCTGATGTAAACGGTGGAACAATTGTAAGTGGGGCAGCAATGGGAGACCTTTCTGGCTTTACATTAACAATGGTTGCGATGGAAAAATTTCCACCACCATTTATGAATGCAACAAGTTTTGCACAAGTAACAGTTTCTGGCACACAGATAACTCCAAACTAATTATTGTAGTGTGTATTTAAAAGGGGGTATATTTTGATATATCCCTTTTTTTTTATATATTAGTTAAGTAAAATTTTTCTTCATAGGGGGTGGCAGGAGTGTTACCCCTTTTTTTTATGCAAAAAAATAAAGTTTTATTTATATATTAGTATGAAAGTATTAACCACTAGCGCAAGTAGTCAAAATATTAAAATAATTCCTAGAGAATTTGTTACTAGCGGCACGTTAAGCGTTAGAGATGAAAGCACTAATGTAAGTTATGATTATAGTATAACAGCTACTACGGTAGGTAATTACATAAGCATAGACAACGCTTACACTAGTTCTGGTAACAGTATTTTAAAAGAGGGTAGGTTTTACAATTTAAATTTAAAAAGTGGTGCAAATAACATTTATAGAGATAAAATATTTGTAACAGACCAAACCATAAATCAAGAGAATAATAATTATTATGATATGAATAATGGAGATTATACAACTGAAGATTCTTTTGACAATGATTATATAATAGTATAATATGAATGATTTAAGAATAGTAAATTTAGCAACATATACAACCCCAGAAATTGTTGAACAACAAAATCAGGACTGGATAGCTTACGGGCAAGACAATAACTATTTCCAGTATTTAATTGATAGATATAATGGTAGCCCAACTAATAGTGCTTGTATGAATGCTATTAGTGAAATGATATTTGGTAAGGGGTTAGACGCTACTGATTCTAATAGAAGACCAGAGCAATACGCTAAAATGTTGTCTTTATTTGATAAGGATTGTGTAAGAAAACTTTGTTACGATTTAAAATTGATGGGACAATGTGCTATACAAATTATTTATTCTAAGGATAGAAAAACCATTGCACAGATAGAGCATATGCCTGTTGAAACATTAAGAGCAGAAAAATGTAATGATGAGGGCGATATCCCAGCTTATTTTTATTATCAAGATTGGGCTAAATATAAAAGGGGTGATGAATTATTAAGAATACCAGCTTTTGGTATGAGTAAAGAAAATATTGAGATACTTTACGTTAAACCTTACAGAGCTGGATTTAAATACTATTCTAGTCCAGATTATGCTGGTGGCTTACAATACGCAGACCTAGAGGAAGAAATCTCTAACTATCATCTAAACAACATTCTTAATGGCTTGGCACCTAGTATGTTAATTAATTTTAACAACGGTTCGCCAAATTCTGAAGAGAGAGAATTAATAGAGAAAAAAATATATCAGAAATTTTCGGGGAGTAGTAATGCTGGGAAATTTATACTTGCCTTTAATGATGACCCAGCAACAGCAGCAAGTATAGAGCCTATACAATTAAGTGACGCTCATAATCAATATCAATTTCTTAGCGATGAAAGTAGTAAAAAAATATTAGTTAGCCACAGGGTAGTAAGCCCAATGCTTATAGGTATTAAAGACAATACAGGTTTAGGTAATAACGCAGATGAAATTAAGACAGCAAGTTTATTGATGGATAATACTGTAATTAGACCTTTCCAAAGATTATTAATTGATGCTTTTGATAAAATTTTAGGTTATAATGAAATTACTTTAAACTTATATTTTATCACCCTACAACCTTTAGAATTTACAGAAATAGAAAAAATAGATGATGAAGAAGTTAAAGAAGAAGAAACAGGAGTTAAATTAAAAAAGATAGACGGGCAAGAAGTTTATAAAACTAAAGAAGAAGCTGAGGAAAAAGCAATAGAAAAAGGTTGCAAAGGTTCTCACCAACATAAAGACGAAGACGGTAATACTTGGTATATGCCCTGTAAAGACCATAAAGAAATACAAAACCTATCTAATGAAGACGGAGATATTTTATTAAACAACTTAATAGGGGGGCCTATGAGTGATGAATGGGAAGAAGTTACTAGCAGAACCCATAGTGATAAAAACGAAAGTATTGAAGAATGGGCTACTAAATGTATAGAAGTTAAAAAAACAGGATTACAAAAACTACAAGATTATATTGTAGCTAAACCAAATGGATTTAGTTATTTAGACAAAGGTTACTACAAAGTTAGATACAGGTACCACGAAGATATACCTAGTGAAAACTCTAGGGATTTTTGTATTAGAATGATGGCTAGAAGTAGCGATGGTATAGTTTATAGGCTAGAAGACATAGACAAAGCAAGTAGAGAGGGTGTAAACGACTCATTTGGGCATTTAGGGATGCCTTACGACCTTTTTAAATACAAAGGTGGGGTTTACTGTGGTCATACTTGGAAAGAGGTCTTATATCGCCTAAAAGACAAAACGAAAAAAAGTAAGAATTTAAAAGATTATAACGAAGTAGATAGCATACCAAAAAGTTATAGACCTAATCCTAGAGGAACTAGGGATAGCGAAATACCTCCATTTGATATGCCTAATCACGGACATTATCCTGGTGTAAAATAAAATATTATGGCAACAGCATTATTTATAAAAAGGTCTGATTTAGTTAAAAATACTATTATGTCTGGTAGCGTAGATACTGATAAATTTATTCAGTACATAAAGATTGCGCAGCAAATACATATTAGAAATTATCTAGGGAGTGATTTATATAATAAAATAAGTGCAGATGTTGCTTCTGGTAGTTTAGCTGGTAATTATTTAGCATTAGTAAATGATTACGTCCAGCCAATGTTAATACATTTTGCGATGATGGATTATTTACCCTTTGCTGCATTTAGTGTAACCAATGGCGGTGTATTTAAAGGAAACAGCGAAAATGCACAAACAGCATCAAAAAGTGAGGTTGATTATTTAGTTAATAAGGAAAGGGAATTTGCAGAATATTATACTAGAAGATTTATTGATTATATGAATTATAACAGTAATTTATTCCCAGAGTATAATACAAATAGTAATGACGATATATACCCTGACCACGAGGCAACATTTAACGGGTGGGTGCTGTGATATATAAAATTAAAAACAAAAATATTATAAAATTAAAAAAATATTTAAAAAATGTATTGGGAACAGACAAACAGTTGGAATATAAAAATAGAATACAAAATAAATAATGGCTAACGAGATATACAACGTAACCTGGTGGGGTAGAGGTGCAGTAAATAATACAATTGGTTGGGGTGATATGTATGCAGAATATGTAGACCCAACAGATAATTTTGAAATATTAACTGAAGACGGTAATTATGTTATTACTGAAGCAGGAGAATACGTAATAACAGAATAAAATAATAAAATAAATTAATAAAAAATGGCAAATAAAAAATTTAGTGAATTTACAACCAAAACAGATTCGGCAAATGTTGATTTCGTAGTTGGTTATGATGGAACAACAAACGTAAAAATAGCACCTAGCAATTTAAGTAGTGGTGGTGCAACTTCTTTAAATGGGTTAACTGATGTAACAATTACAGGTAGTGGTAGCAGTATATCATCTTATTTTGTAAATATTCCAAGTGGTTTAAGTGGTACACCAAGTGATAACTTATTAATGCAAGGGGGGGGTAACTTAACAACAGGAAGTGGAAATACTATTTTAGGAGATGCAGATACAGGAAGCAGAATTACAACAAGTTCTCAAAATGTTATTATAGGCTCAAGAGCAGCAGGGAACTCATCTGCAGCAACTTTTCAAAATAATATTGTAATTGGGTATAATGCTAAATATAGTGGAACTGGGCATAATGCTGTAATTATAGGAGATAACGCAGGTGTAGATGCAGGCACACAAACCAAAGCAACTATTATAGGGGATTCTGCTGGGCAAGTAGGTGGAAGTGAAACTGTCTTAATTGGTAGAGAAGCTGGTGCTTATGGCTCAGATGCTCAAACTGGTGCAGTAGCAGTAGGGGCAGGGCAATGTGGAAGAAGTAATACTGCAACGTATACAGTAAATGTTGGTTATGCAACAGGTTACTCAAACACCTCTGGAACAGGAAACACTAATGTTGGTTATAAAGCAGGGTATGGGGTAACTACTGCATTACAGAACACACTTATAGGGTATGAAGCTGGAACTGATGGTAGTTTAGTTGCTGGTGGAGTTACTGCTTTAGGTTATCAAGCAGGTAAAGCATTTACAGTTGGTGACGGTGCAGTTCTTATAGGTAGGTTAGCAGGGGGTGGTAATAGTTCAGCAAAACAAGAAACAGTATTTGTTGGAGATGGCGCAGGAAGATATATTTCCTCAGCTTATAACACAGCGGTTGGTACTAGGGCTTTAGAGGGTGCTACAACTGGTGGCTCAGCAGCAGGGTATAATACTGCTATTGGTAGAATTTCAATGTACCAAATTACAACTGGAGATTATAATGTGTCAGTTGGTGCTAGTTCAGGTGGTGGGTTAACAAGTGGTGAATACAACGTTTTAGTAGGTTATAAATCTGGTGAAGTTTTAGGTACTGGATTTCAAAACGTTGCTCTTGGAACTAGTACTTTAGAAACTACCGTAGATAAATTTGGTAATACAGTGGCAGGATATGCATCAGGACAATTTAATGAGGCAAATATGAACACTTATTTTGGTAAAGAATGTGGTAGAGGTAATTCAGCAGGTGCTACTGGTTTTGCTAATACTGCTGTCGGTGCTAGTGCTTATAACAATTCTACTAGTGGTGCTGGTAATATAGCAATTGGTTATCAATGTTTAATAAATGGTATTCATACAGGAAGTAATAACACTTTTGTAGGTAGAGATATTTTATCTAGTACAGCATTTACTGGCAGTAATAGTATGGCTTTAGGTTATACAGCTACTCCATCTGCTGCAAGTGTTTCTAATGAAATAACTTTAGGTAATTCATCAATTGCGACTTTAAGATGTCAAGTAACAAGTATAACAGCTTTATCAGATGAAAGAGATAAAACAAATATTGAAGTTTTACCTTATGGATTAGATTTTGTTAATTCGTTACAACCTAAAAAGTTTGTTTGGGATAACAGAGCAGAAATAAGAACAGAAATTGACGAACAAGGAAACGAATCGCAAGTAGAGTTTTATTCAGCTAATAAAGGTAAAAAAGATATTGGATTTATTGCGCAAGAACTACAATCAGTAGATGATGAGTTTACTCAATTAGTTTATGGGGCAAACCCTGAAAAACTTGAAGCAAGTTACGGAAGATTAATCCCTGTACTTGTTAAAGCAATACAAGATTTATCAGCTAAAGTAACAGCATTAGAAAACGCTTAATAATAAAAAAATAAATAGAAATGTATAAAAACATAATAACAGCAGAAAATACACCTGATTCTCATAAAGAAGTAATCAAAGGGCAGATAAGCTATCAACTAGAACAAGCAGCAGCAAATGAAAATTTAGAAGCTATTAAATCTCATTTCAAATGGGTATTAGCTAATGACTTCTATAAAAATGAGTTAAGTGCTGAGCAGATTAGTTCTATGGAAAGTCATCTTCCAGCTAATTATGCAGACGATTACCAAGATTTACCAGAATAATTAGTACTTTTATATAAACTTTAAAATATATAAAAATGAAAATTACAGAAGAACAAATCGAGAGAGTAAATCAAGTTATTAAAACTTTGCCAATTGCTGAGTTACAAAAAGCACAACAAATAGTTGCTATTTTAAATGAAAGCGTAGAGGTGGATAAAAAAAATAAAAAATAATGAAATATACTTTTAAAAGTAGAGAAGAGTTAGTGGGTATGTATAACCGCATACCTACTCCTCATACTCATATTATAAATATCGAGGGTAATTGTTTAGATATTAAATGGAGTGATAGAGAGTTAGAGGGTTGGTCAGAATATAAACTTAAAGCGAAAGCTAAAAAGA